GAACCTAAGTCTTTTGTTAATCTAACAATATCACTTTCGGAGTTAGTGATACTTTCTTTATATGTTTGATTATCAGATTCTAAATTAACTTTGTCGTGTGTGTTAGAAATTAATTTTTTACTCCAATCGTTGAAAATTTCTTTAGCAATTTCCTCTTTTAATTTAAGACTTTCTAATCCCATGAACTTTGTTAAAATTTGTCCACGAGCAGTTGGTTTAGATTCAATTAACTCTTCTAAATTATATCCTGTTGTTAAAATGGTTGACAAGAAATCTTCTTGGGTTCCAATTGCTGAAGTTATAAACGCTTCGGTTTCCCTTCTTTGTTCACCAGATAAATTGACGATAGTCCCATCTTCATCTTTCTTAAAGAATTCTAATTCGTTTTTAATTGTATATTCACCCGACTTACTCATTTTACGAGAAGTCTTTCTTTCAATTACATAATCTTCTCCGTCAATAGTAATTTCACCTCGAACACTTACCTCATTTTTATCTGTAAATCTGTTAAAGATTTCACCGTTGGTTTTAGTTTTGGTTGTTGCATTAAAAAATAAGAACATTAAAAGGTCAACTGATGATGTTGATTTACCACCAAAATTTTTGGGTGTGGATTCAATTACAGTAATGCCGTCCAAACCTGTAAAATCAATAACATTATTATCACCAAATGATAAAAAGTTTGAGAATTCAACTTTCTTGATGTACCATTTGTTATATCTAACTTTATTTTCATTTAACTTATCTATTTGAGTGTTGACTTTATTATCTAGTCTTTCCATCAGTTCCTCTTTAATAACAATGTTGTTATCTCTAAGGAAATCTTTCATCAGTTTCTTTTGATACTGATGGTCTAAAATATTATCAGATGCCTCTAAGGATTCTAAACGTGTTTGATTTACGTTGGCCAATGTTTTAGTAATAACTTGAACTGACTTCGCACCATACTTTTTCTCAAAATAAGATTTCACCCTTCTGATTTTCTCAGGGGTGAAATTTTCAGGAACATCCTGCCACGTAACTTTAATAAAAGGATTACTCATTTTTATAATTCATTATAATAAGATGATTTTTATCGATTTCATCACCAATTCTACCTTTATATATTTTGAATGCATATTTTTTAGGGTATGTTCCAACAATAAAATCCTTATAAAGATTTTTAATAAAATCAGTTTCGGATATCACCATTAAACATTTATTTTTAGTTGTTTTAAAAATTTCAGCCAACTCTATTTGAGATTGTCTATTAAAATCATCAAAACCATAATCATTAAATTCAGAATCGTACGGTGGGTCTAAAAAAACAAAATTATCAGGTGAATTGTATTTTTCAAAGATATGTTTGTAATCACCTAAACTTACATCAGTTCTATTTAAAAGATGATTGTAATCCGGTACTAATAAATCCTCAAAATTAACTGTTTTATATCTTCCCCATGGGATATTGAATTTACCTTCATCGTTATATCTAATCATTCCTCTAAAACAAGTTTTTCTTAAATAATAAAATTGTGCGGCTCTTTCAATATCGTTTTTTGGAACAAAAGGTAGTTCACCGTTTTTTAATTTTTGTTTACTACCCCCTCTCACAATATAAAAATCAATCTCAGTAGTTCCCCAAGAACTAGCTAAATCGTAAATTTCTTTACTATGACCATCTGCAATCATTTTATAAAAATTAACTAAATCTGGATGAACATCATTAATAACATTTTTACCTTTAAAATTCAAATCAAAATAAACGGCTCCTCCTCCGATAAATGGTTCAATATAAACATTAAATTCTTGTGGATAGTATTTTTGAAACAACTTTATTTCATTTCTTTTGCCTCCCGACCATTTACAGAGTGGTTTCATTTTTTTCTATTTTTATAATTTCTTCATTTATTTCTTTTATATAATTCATGGCAAATTCTCCATTATGTCGATTTGATTGGTATCTTTTATTTTCAATATCATCAAAACTAACATTTAAAATTTCACATAAATCCCTACCTATTACAATATAATCACTCGCTTCGTCACTTTTAATCGATGCATTTGATAAATCTTGACATGTCCATAATATAATACTTGATTTACATTTTAAGTTTGTTTTATTTTCACATAATTCTTTTACCATTTTTATTTCAGTAATTTCCGCATCACTTTTTTTGGTGTCTAAACTCATACCATCTTTTACTTCATCAATATATAATTCATTTTCATGTAAAATTAATAAATCTAAATGTAATGATTTAGATCTGTTATGTGTATATGTTGTATTTTCATTTAAAATATTTTTAGTTATTTTAACTCTTTTAAATAAAATGGTTTCATTTGGTTTATTGTTAATTATTTTAATAACATTTTCAAATTTAATGTCTTCATGTTTTTCTCCCTTAAATTCATCAAAAATATATGTTTCTAACTTAATACCTTCTGATATCGCTAAGGATTGCATTGCCGTGCCAATATCACTTACTAAATCAAATACTTTATCAAATATGGTGTTGTTAGGAAAAAATCTTCTATATGATGAATTCTTAGATTTTCTATTAACTGCGTTCTTTAAAGGAATATCAATAAAAACTTCCTCTTGAAATAAATTTAACTGTCTTTTCAAATACCCTTTCTCTTTTTTAGTAATTGCCATGTGATTATTTAATTCTATTCTCTTCGAAAAATTCGATTATGGCGTTGATTGCCCATACTGAACCAGCAGTAAACATCCCATCAAAAAATAAAGACATGAACCATGGCGTGTTAAAATAATTTTTAGTTAATCCACCTAAAACAAGTGACATAAAGAAACCAACCCATGTCGATGTACAAAGTGTACAACTAATTAAATCACCAAAAAATTTAGAATGTTTCTTAATCCATTCTCTTTGATTGTCGAAAATTTTACCCCAAACAAGAATTGATGTCATCCCGTATGCCGCTAAAACCCAAAATAGTAGTATCATAATTATTAGTTTATTATTTAAAATATAGAGAAAACATTCCGTAAAAAAAAGTGAGTTGCCGGAAATTACTCGTCATATAAATTTGATAAATCACTCTTCTTCATCATCCTCCCTTTACCTAAGTTATTTAAGGAACTGGTTATTTTATCCAATTCATTTCTCAATTTTTCATTTTCAGACTTAAGTTTATCAATTTCCGAATTGTTAAAAACCTCCCTTGTAACTTCAACTATCTTTTCAACAGGAACCTCTTTAATGACCTCTTTTGTTACCGTCTTAGTCTTACCTTGTTTTTCAATAATAACCTCTCTAATCACCTCAATAGGTACCTCTATTCTTACTTCTTTAATAACCTCCCTAATGACTTCAACCGGCACCTCTACAATTCGTTCTACAATCTTTTCAACGATAATTTCTTTAATGGTTTCTTTAGGTACCTCTACAATTTCTTTAGTTCTTTGTCCGTATGGTGTTTCTCCATATTTCAACAGTGAGAACCCTCTATTGAATGTTTCCTTACCCAATTTATTAACATCTTTAATGTTATTTAATTCACAATACTGCGAAAATTCATTATCCAATGTTAACGTGAACTTCTTCTCCATTTTCTATGTCTTTAATATCGTTTATTGTAAAATGAAGAAATGATTGTTCATTTGGTAAATCGTGAAATGTATATCCATCTGTCTCTACGTCATAAACTCCGTAACCATGATGTTTAACTGTTTCACCAAAGTTTTGCTGAATAAGACTACCGACCATAATTGCTTTACCACCACTAGGTAATGTGAATTGTTGTCTCTTATGAATGTCACCACATAACAATAAATCCAAATCGACAAAGTTTAATTGGTCATACGCATCTTCAAACTCAAAACCTAAGTCTGTCGATAACCCCATAATCGGTCCATGGAACAGTCCAACCGTTAATAAACCTTCTTGTTTTGTAAATTCAGGTCTTACGTTGTGTTGATATAATGAATAAACAACCCATTGAACGCTACCATCGGTATCAACATAATCACCACTATCTTTTAGGTATGTGATATGTTGATTGTCTAATAATTGAACGACTGGTGTTATACTATCCATACGTTGTGTATTATTCTCCAAGAAGTCGTGATTACCTGGTATTATTACAACCTTACCAAAACGAGTTAACTCTTTTAAAAACCAACTCGTTAATAATAATTGTTCATTTGAAATATTAATTTTTTGATGTGCGATATCACCCGCAACAACAATTCTAATTTCGTTATGCGATATATTTTCATCTGCCCATTCTAAAAATTTTACACTTAATTCATCCAACAGTTTTTGAAACTGTTCTTTGTATAAATCATGCATTTGAATTGTACGAATATGTAAATCTGCAATGTGAATTATTTTTTTGACCATCTTGAAATATATTTTGTTAAATCCATTGTTTGGATTGTGTTGTTAATTTGTGGTGGAACTTTATATTCAACAAATGTTCCGTCTTCTTTTAATAAAACAACCACATTACCTAATAATTTGGTGTCGTTATATTTCGTACCTTCTAACATCTTACGTAATAATCTTCCATATAATGGTAGTTGTAAATAATAATGACTTAGTGCGTTATCGTGATATTCACTAAATGGTGGATATAATTTACCAGTATAATGATGTACCTCAAAGTTCTTTGGTTGATTCGTCTTCCAATCTGTTATAACAAATCCAAAATCATCTTTAGTTTTATTTTCCATTAACCAAACTTTATCAGGTTGTCCTGTATATTGTTCATTAGGGTCACCTAATACAATTTCAGTATCTAATAACACCCCACCTCTCTCTAACATTAAATCAAGAAATTGTTTTCCCGCAACAATCATGTTATCACTCTTACGTTGTTGTTCTTCATTGATATCAAATAATGGTTGTCTAACTTCTTTGTAGTTATCAAAACGACCAATCAAATCAGATTCCAATTCAAAGTGAACTCTACTACCCATATTGGTTGATAGGTCACCAGCTTGTTTCCATTCCGCAAGCAAATTTGCTTGCCCTTCAGGATCACCTTTAGACATCTTCAATGCCATACCGTCAGCGTCAAATGGTTTATAGAATTTTTTTATAATTTTAGATACCGATGGGAAGTTCTTTTTAATTTCACCATCAACATCTTTCATATAATAGATGTGTTCCTCTTCAATAAAGGTTAACTCTAATTCTTTTCTTCTTTTTTCTAATAAGTCATTAATCTCTAATGAGATGTCTTTTAAATTCATTTATTCTATTTTTTTTATTTTATACTCACTTAAATCACCTTTTAAATCGGCAATATCTTTATCCCCCTCTAATTTTATTGACCACACCTTACCCATTAACTTACCACAATTCAATCTATGATACAATCTCTCTTGGTCGTTATATGCATCAGGGTCTAACACTATTATAATTTTTTTTGCGTTATTGTAAAGTTTATTGAATAAATGTTCACTCATAAATTTACCTAACATTGGAATTGCATTTGGAATGAATATACTGTCGAATGCGCCTTCAACTATATAAACAGTTTCATTCCAATCAATTAATTTCTCGTTGAATATTATAATCTCTTTTTGTGCCTGTGGATTTTTATATTTCATTTTTGTATTGTTCAAGTATGAACGAGCAATGAAATAATTTATTCTATTGTTCTCATCATAAGATGGAATAATAATTCTATTTTCATATATTCCCGTAGCACAAAATCCAATATTATAAATCTGTAACATTAAATCAGTAATGTTTCTTCTTTTAATGTAGTTGTAAGCTTGTTTATAACCGGGAGTTAATTTCATTCCAAAACTTGCATCTTTGAATGGAATAAATTCTGACGGCAACTTAATTTGATTATATACTTTTTTTACTCCGTCGTGTTGTTCTTCGGGTTTTAATAAAAGATATTTTTTGAGTTGTTTAGGATTACCATATTTTTTAATTAGTTTATAGATAGACCCATGTGTTTCATGTGATTCAGCACACACCCAACATTTATAAACCCCATACCTATAATTGATTTCTAAATTACCCTTTCCATCTCCGTGGTCTAAACTTTTAATATCATATGAGCAAACCGGACAATCAAAACTAACCTGAGATTTATAGTCACTATGATTTTTATAGTCACCAAAAATATCTTCTAGTATCTCAAAAATTGCGGTATAATCTACTTCTTGATTGTTCATACAGTAGAATTATAAGAAAAAAATATGATAAAAAAAAATGGGAGCCGACCACCACATCGACTCCCTACCAACCAAACAAAGTTTTTTACGCTCTGTCCCGTCCTATTAATAAGTATAACACAAACAACTCTTATAATGAAATATGAGTTGCCGGATATTATTTTTCTTGTTTAATCATGTTGAAATAACCAATAACACAAGTTACCGCATCCGCCATATCAAAATTTTCTTTCTTCAAAACATCATTCTTTCCTTTTAACCAATTAATATCAGGACAAACATCATTAACATGTTCCCATATTACTTTTTTCTTGTCGATATCTTTTGGATAACCTCCAAATAATACATTACGTCCTTTATCATTTGGTCCAACCAAATCAGGAAATGCAAATTTTCTTGCGTTATATGTTGATATGAATGTTGGTACGATTTGAAAATTATCGTAAATAAGTTTACAAATTAATGTGTTATATCTTAGTAATGTACCTACGGTATAAACGTTATTTGAATTCAATAATGGTTCTTCAATGATAACACGAGTTATACCCATGTCTTTATAGTTATCTAAAACTTTCTGAAATGCATTTGCTTTCATCATAAGTTCTTCTAACTTATCTTCTGGTTGAGGCTTAATTTTTGGGGAGAAGTGAGTTAATTCCAATAATTTAGAACCACTTATATCAAATAAAGCAAAACCTATGGTTTTTGTACTTATATCCAAACCAAGAATTTTTGGTTTGTTTTTAAATTTTACATCTGTAATCATAATATAAAATTTAAACCTAATAAGTTTAAATGTAAAGCTTTAGAAATCTATTTTAACTTGGATTACTTGATTACCATCTCTTGGTATTGGAGAAGCTAATTTACCCATCGCCAATGTTTCTTTATTGGAATTAAGTAATGCAACTTCTGTAATCTTTGGGTTCCCTGAAACATACGTTGGGTTTTGAGATGTTTTGAATGTGTTAGTAGGTAAGTTTAAATTAAACACCATTTCTTCAATATCACTTGATCTTACCAATGCAACTGTACCAGATATTGTGGCTCCTGTCAATGCCCTATCTGTTCCAAAAGAAGATAGACCTGATGAATAAGTTCCACCAGCAATTGCTTCGGCAATTTTGGTTTGATTAATTGTAAATGTATGTCCAGTTTTAATATTATTAATATCTCCACCTAAATCGAGTGTATAATCTCTTTTGTACCACAAACTACTTGAAGGTGTTTGTCCTGTATTAATTTGAGTTAATATATGAAATTCTGTTGCGGTATAACCACTATTTAAATGTTTAAATCCACCACTATTAAATTTAACAGTAACATTCTCATCATTAGTTGACCCTGTGACTTTCATAAAATAATTACAAGGTAAGTCGTCCGATACTGTTCCTCCTCCAAATTTATAGGTAACCCACATAGTTTTACCAACGGTTAAATCTGTAATTGGACTATTACTTGTAACAAGTACATCAACTTTTGGTGCTGTTAATGTGTAATTTCTTGATGATGATGTGTCTAATGCTGCAACAATTTCCTCATCATCAAATACTACAAGTTTTTGATTGTGAAATATTTTACCAACTCTATTAGTTTGTGAATCTACTAAATCTCTATATGGTAATTCATATCTTGAATTATAATTAGATACCATTTTTTTATCAACGGTTCCCATTGTAAATGTTGCACCAGATGTTCCCAATGATGATCTGTGATACATAATTGAGGTCAATGTAACATTAAACGATGTTTGACCTGTTGTGTTATCTATACAGATGTAATCATCATACTTAAAAAATCTATAAGGGTCACCAGTGGTTCCGCTCTGTGTATAATGTAATATTGCAATTGCTTTTTGTTCTTCAGGTGAAATGGTTACTCCAGTTCCAAAAGTGTCATATATTGTTGTGCCAGTATTATATGTTTGTCCTGAAGATGATGAATAACCTAATAAATTTTTAACACCTACATATGCGTTAGTTGTATACGAATTTGCTAATCCGATTGGATTTTTATCCCAAACTGTACTCAATGTCCAATCACTATTTGCAGTAACTAAATTCTTACATATTGTAGTATTTGAACCGTCTATTGGTATTCCAAAAAATGTACTTCCACTTGTATACCACAATGGGTATTTTACATGACTGTCTTTATCGAATGGTGATAATGTATTTTGACTTGCGGTTCCGTTATAATTGTATTCAGAATCTCCCACCGCAAAGTAACTTACAACAAAATTACCTTTTGCAATAGAGTTTCTACCCTTTTGTGTTAATCTCGCTGCGACCGTTGCTGAATATTCTGTTTTTAAAAAGCTCATATGTTATAAATATTTATATTATTATTCTATTTCTTCACAATTAAATGTTACACTATCATAAGTTGTACTAACCACAGGAACACCATATCTTGGTTTTCTATAATCGTATTTTGACCTATTGAAAATATTATTTCCAATTAAATTTCCACCCGTCCATAACGTAGTTGCTGGAACAAATTGTTCAACAACTTGAATCCAATATGGACTCATCTTATTAATGAATTCATTTACTGATGTAAAATTATAAGGAGTAAACCCTGTGTTTGTGTTGGTTGTGTAATCATAAAAGACTTTTGTTAGTCCACTATATGATTTACTAAATTTAGCACTATTTGAATTAGTAATTACTTGACCCAATACGGTGTCAATATAGTTGTCAAATGTACTTCCGGTTTGTGGTATTAAATTACCAAATGTTAATTCTAAATTTCTACCTTGTCTATATATGTCATATTCAATTCCTTGTGACGGTACCAAATAAACCTCAATGTTTTTTCTATTTAAAATAAATTTAGATAATGTTTCATCATCACTAACACTAACTTTCTTATTATCAATTCTTTTTTCTAATTCAAATCCATAATCAAGACCATCTAAAGTTCTAAAACTATCAAAATAGTCTTCACCATACGTATAATCTTTTGGTTTTGTTTTTATTGTTTTAGTTCTACCTGTTAATTGAAAAACCCCATCAACAAATGAACCACTTGATAAGTCCGTATCAATAATATTTGATGACCTATGGTCTAACGTGATATTATTCCAACCCGAACCTTTTTGGAAATAAATGTCAGAATTTAAACTTGTAACTTTTCTTGGTAGACCGTCCTCATCAATCGGATATTCATCTAATGTTAGATTTGTTGACCCTGTTATTGAACCTGTGTTAAAAGTGTTACCACTTGTTAATCCTGTTGTTCCCTCACTATAATATATGAAAGTACTTCCCGTAACTGCAGTTGTTCCTGTTATAACGGTATCTATTTTTGTTCCTTGTACTGTTTCATATGTGTCACCAGAATAATTTAAATTAATTTTAGATTTCACATCATATACAAATTCATTAATTCTAATTAACTGATTTGGTGCTCCTAAAAATTTTAAAAAGAATTCTAAAGATTGTCTTGTACCTTTTGATTTATATAGGTAAGCTAAATTTGTTAATAGTCTCCTATAAAATTCATATTCAGCTTCAATTAATGTTTTACCAATCGATACTCCCGAATATTGTGTGTCTGTTCTTGTATGTATTGTGTCTTTTAAACTTTTCTCGTTAAATAAATTAACGGTAGATAAACCTAATGTTTCTGATAAATTTTTTAATAAAATATCGGGAACATTATTTAATCCATCATAACTAACATTCCTCATGAAGGCGATGTTATCTATATATTTTTTAACTCTATCAAAAGATTGTCCGTATAATTGAAATACCGCTTCCGCCTTTCGGTCTTCGGTATCAAATTCAAATAGTTGTGGTGATGTTAAAAATCTAACAATTAAATTTGATTTATAATCATCAATCTCATCAGCGAGGTCACTTAACTTACTAACATAATATTCGTAGTTGGTTCCAATAATTTGTGGGTTCCATCCGTCTCTTGATAATGGCCATGAAACGTCAACAGAAATAATATCCGTTGTGGTTTGGTCAAAACTATCTCTTGGTACTTTAAATGATGCAGTAAATTTAGGATTAGATTCTCTATTTAATAATAGTTCTTCTAAGTCATCTAAATTTTTAAAGAACTCCTCATTAATCGTATCGTTCGGTCTTATTAAAAAATTATCATTAATTGTTGAACCTGTACCAAATGGTTTTCCCGATACTCTTAATTTTATTAAATTGTTTGCGTCAGGTTCAGTATAACTTAATATATTATAAGTTTGACCACTATAATCAACCACATATTTTTTATATGAGGAATAAAAATTTCTAATTTTATTTTTAGTTGCTGGTGTTGTGTTACTACTTGGTGTAACTAAAACAACATCAAACGGGTTATATAAGATTGATTTTTGAACATAAAAATCTGTACTTGTTGTAATAGCACTATATGTAATTCCTGATGCGGTATAATCTGATGATTTAACAAGACTATCACTATCAACTAAAATTGATGCTGGAAATTTTGTAATAATTTTACCAACAGAAACATTTAATCTTTGTTTTAATGAACCATAAAGTGATTTACCTGCATCATCAATTCCACCTTTAAACTTTATCTTTTCATCTTTTTGAATACTACCATCTTGAGTTGATGGAACATCTTCTTCAGTCTTTAAATTATCTAATGTTAAAAATTCAGAAAATGGTGATGTTTTAAAATTTTTACTATCTTTTTCTGGTATAATTTTATCAACAGCAAAGTTCGTGTTCGCCAGTTGTGAGCTTCCGTCGGTAATTTGTACACCGACTAAACTATCACTAAAGGTTTGATTACCGCTTGCGGCCAAACTTGGAACTCTTCTTTTTACTACTGTCATTATGCGTTAGTGATATTATCTAAATTTAAAGTCTCATCAATATTTGTTCTTTCTTCTCTAACCTCGAAAAGACTATTATTAAACTCATCCTTAATTTCAAATAAGTTATATTGTTTATAGATGTTATTAGCCTCATCGTAAATTGTGTATATACCAGGGGCAACCGCCTTAGATTGATTACCGTAAAGTGCGTGTGCCAATGTTGATGAATCATGTTCAACCATTTCAACCTCAACTGTTGTTGGATTAAAGAAGGTATTTGTTAATATAATTTTTTGACTTGGTTCACCAATAAATGGAACCACGTTTGGTCTACTTGAAGGTGCTGAAGATGGTGTTAAAGTTAAAAACATTAAGTTTGTTGCTGAATCCTTATAACGATATCTTATAGCCTTTTCTGTTGTGGTTGTTAAGTTAGAAACAACCGGTTCACAAAAGAAAGAAGATGTGACCACCCTGTAAAAATTGGGTACTTTTTGATTGTTTGCACTATTAATATACTCAACTCTATATCCCACTAAACCCTGTGGTGTAAACTTATTTTTATCAAGTGAAGGTACATTTGTTAAATCAATAACCAAACCCCTAACCGATGGTAATGCCGCTAAAACACCACAATCCGTAATTGAAGTTCTAATTTGTTTTGGTCTAATATGTAATGTGTAAATTCCCAATTCTGAGAAATCCGCAGATTTTAATTTCAAATTATACAATCCCCCAATAATTTCATTATTAGGTGCGGTTGTTGAATCTGTGGTTGCATCATTATGATACACAGGTGTCAATATATCCTCAGATACTAATTTCTTTAATGTTACTTCGGCCGTGGATGTTCTATTAGCTGTGTAATGATATAAAATCTCCACATCTGATGGTGAAACGTCCGCCGGTCTAATTATACCATATGATCCTACTGCCATTTTCTTTTATTAATAAATATAAATCTTATTGTTTTTTAATCGTAAAGAATTTATTTCCATAAACGCTTAATTCTCCCATGTTGTCAATCTCCCCCAAACGAAGGTTATTCTCCATCACTCCTTGTTTTCCCCTCTCCACAAAAACATCCGAATAAACGGTAGGTTGTTCCACAAATCCCAAGAAATGTTCGTTTCGAGTTAACATATTATTTATTACGTATTCAGTTGCAAAATTTGTAGTATTACCTGTGGTGTATCCAAATTTGGTAGAAAACCCGTCGGTTGCACCACTCATAGTGAAACCTGTTGTTGTATGTCTAAAATTTGGTGTGGTTCCTATAATTTGAGTGGTACCATCCGAAAAATCTTGAAAATTAAGTGTATCAATCGTATATCCAGTGTATGTTGTTCCGTCACTCATTGAACCTGACGTTAATGATTGAGTATAACCACCTGAACCATATTTTTTTAATTCTGATAATCTACTTGTACCAATAGCAATAAACGTATATCCTGTGGATGTGGCGGTAAACCCCGTTTTTGAATAATCATAGTCATTCAAGTAAGTTTGTGTAATCTCACTTGAAGTATAAGGAATTGTAAATGTTATTGAACCTAAGGAATCCGCCATATTATTTAGTTACACCTATAAATATCTTTATAAGGTTTATCTAATGTAATTAATTTTAGGAACTATATAAAGTCAATATTAAATCATTCCCGCAGTATAACAATATGTAAAATTTAAATCTTCATTAGATGGAACGTATGTTAATGTAAACGATCCCTTATAAGTATTATTTGAAGTTTGTAGCGATTGATTTGGGTTTCCTTTAAGTGTAAGTATTTTACCCACTTTGGTTATAATAAAAGAACTAAATGGCCCATATTGATATTGATCATACACTGGCATATCGTCCCCAAATCGTTGTTGTCCAGCATTTACAGTAAAATCTGCCGCGTCTAAATATGGTAATATTTCTACGGTAGCTAAAGTTGAAAATCCTCCAATTAAGTACATCCCATTATTATTGACAGTATCAACCTGTCCAGTATTTGGGAAATTTTCACTAATGGTGAAAGTACTTGGTTGATAAATTGATTTAATTTGTTCTAAGAAATCGGGGTCACCTTCAACAGTAATAGTTGCTGACGTTGTACAGGTTGTTGTACTAATTAATTCAATTTGATAGTCAGTTTGATAAATGGGTGAAATTCCATATCCACTAATTAATGTTCCACCATTTATTGCTGAGGTTGTAGATCTTGAAACTCCTGTGGCGTAGGTTCTACTAGTCGTTGAAACCGCATCAGTTGCGGAATCCCAAGGATATATTTTAATTGTAAAATTATCTGGAACTGAAGAATTTCCTGTTAGATTTATTGAGACCTGTGTTTGTATAAGTGCGCCTGGCATAATTAATTATGTTTATTTATAAATATATGTTTATTTTGTTTCATTTTAAATCTTTTTTTATGTCAAATTAATACCGAGTTACTGGTCCACCGGTACATGAATTTTGAAGGGTTATAGTTCCTCCTATTATTCTTCCATAATTTATTCCGTCAGTATAATAACCAAGACCCGTATAAAGTGTACCACTGTTAGTATATGCTTGATATCCATCATCAAAATATCCCGTTTCTGTGTATATTACAACATCCATCAAAGCACCATTAGCCAAGTTGTAACATGCACTACCAAAATCACTGTTATCACCAGCTTGACCTGTACGTAATTCAACAGGATAGTATGTTACTGCAGGTGTTGGACATGTAACTTGATATGCTATTGTATTTGTTTGACATCCATTTGCGTCAGTAACTTGTAACCAATAA